CCTTCACGCTGAACAACGTCACGCCCTCGGGGACGACGGAACTCTCGATCCCCCGGAACGCGACCTACGACGTGGCGCAGAGTCAGACGACGGACGGCGTGTTCCAGCTCTGGATCGATGACCAGACGAACATGACGAAGACCGAGGAATACGCGATTCGGATTTACGAGAAGGTGGAATCGGGCGGGACCTCGAAGCTCGTCTTTCTCGCCACGCTGAAAGGGGTGCAGTCGGAGATTTTCTGCACGCCGATGCTGATTTTAATGAACGGGTGGGACATGACCATCAAGAAGATCGCGGGGACGGATCGGGCCTTCGATGCCTCCATTCGGCAGATTAGCTAAATGACGGGCCCCGGCGCGTTCTGGTATAACGGGTCCGCCGCGCAAGTCCTCGCGACCACGAACGTCACGGGGACGTTTGGGATCACGGTCGCGCAGCCGCAAATCGCCTTCACGGGGACCAATACCGCCCCGCCGGTCACCGGCACGTTCGCGATTACCGTCGGGCAACCGGCCATCGCCTTCACGGGGACCGTCACCGCGCCCCCGATTACCAGCACGTTTGCGATTACCGTCCCGACCCCGAGTATCGCCTTTACCGGCACGGTGCCCAGCAGCGCGCCTCCGGCAGTCGGGGGAAGACCGCATGGCGTCCGCAAGCGGGCGGTGGTGCATCGCTATCCCCCGAGACGCCAGCACGTCCCCTTGGACCTCACGGTCAACGACCTGCACGAGGGGGCGTTCGGCATCACTGTCCGAGGCCCCCGGATCGCCTTCCGGGGCTACGTCGATGCGCCCACGGACCCCGAAGAAGATACCCGCACGTTCATGCGGATGGCCTTGGAGGATGAAGACTTGGTACTCGCCTACACGATGGCGGAGACATGGCTGAACTGAGCCCCGAGCAGATTCTCCACCGCGCCAAAGCCATCGAAGCGTTCTTGGCCTCTGATGCGTGGGCGGAAGTCCAAGAGCGCATGGAGGAACGGGCGCTCAAGGCGTTCAAGGCGAGGAACAGTACCTCCGCTGATCGCGAGGCGCTGTGGCAAAAATGGCAATCGTTCGAGGACGTTCAACGCGAGTTCCGGGCTATCCGGGATCGTCAACTTGCACTTTCGGAACAGGAGTAGTATCATGCCGAAGCCAGAACCCAGCGCGACGAGTTCCCTCACCGCTGGGGAAGCTGTTGGAAAGATCGCCGGGCTCATCACCGAGACGGACGAGTCTCGCCCAGATGCCCCCGCGACCGAGCCCGCGCCGACGCCCGGCGCCCCGGCTGAGACTCCCCCAGCGCCCACTCCCTCCGAGCCCGCTGCCACCGAGCCCCCGCCGTCTGAGGACTCTGCCCAGACCTACGAAGTCACCGTGGATGGGGAAACCCACCAGGTAGACCTCGATGAACTCCGGGCAGGATACCAGAAGCACGAAGACTACAAGCGCAAGACGATGGCCTTGGCAGAGGAACGCCGGACGTTTGAGGCCGAGTCCCAGGCCGTGCAGGCGGAACGCACGCAATACGCGGATGGCTTGAAGCAACTGGTCTCAGCCATCGAGCAGTTGCAGGGGGAACCCGACTGGGATGCCCTTCACGCGAAGGTGGACCCCGCCGAGTTCTTGCGGCAAAAGGCCGAGTGGGAGCGGACCAAGGCGCATACCGAGAGGCTGAAAGCGGAGCAGCGCCGCGTCGAGCAGGAAGCGCAGGCCGACGAAATGAAACGCTACCATGCCTATGTCCGCGCGGAACAGGACAAGCTCAAAACCGCCCTGCCCGATTGGGCTGATCCCGACAAAGCCAAAGCTGAATCCGCGCAACTGCGGGCCCATGCCAAGAGCTACGGGTTTACCGATAAGGAGTTGGATCAAGTCGTGGATTCACGGACGATCCTCCTCCTGCGGGATGCCCTGAAGTACAAGCAATTGCAGCGGGAGCCCTCGGCCCAAGCCAAAGCCAAGAGCCCCGCCATTCGGACGGCGAAGCCCGGGGCCACTCCCCCGCCTCCTCCGGCCAATGCACGCCAACAGGAACTGATTCAGCAGGCCGCCAAGACGCACCGGCTGCGGGATGCCTCCAAGGCCATCGAGGCGCTGCTGGAATAGGAGCAGAACATGACGATTATCGCGAACACGACCCTCGTGTTCGACATCAAAGGTGTCCGAGAAGAACTCTCGAACATCATCTACAACCTGAGTCCTGAGGATACCCCGTTCATCTCGAACGCGGGGCGGGATTCGGTGGACAACACGCTGTACGAATGGCAGCGCGACGCGTTGGCGGCGGCGGTTTCCACGAACGCCCAGCTCCAAGGCGATGACATCGCGGCCTTCGACGCAGTCACCGCGACCGTTCGCATGGGGAACCGGACGCAAATCAGCCGGAAAGCCATCATCGTCGCCGGGACGACCAACGCCGTCTCGACCGCAGGCCGGAAGACGGAACTCGCCTACCAGATCACCAAGCGGTCGGCGGAAATCAAACGCGACATCGAAAAGAACGCGCTCGACAACGTGGGCGCCGTGGCCGGGAACTCGACGACCGCCCCGAAGACGGGCACGATGGGGGCCACCATCGGCTCCATCGACGGCACCAACGTCTCGATGGGCGCCACGGGGACGAATCCGACCGACGCCCTGCTGTTCACCGACCCCCGCAACGATGGGACGCAGCGGGCCGCGACCGAAGCGCTCTTGAAGGTGGTGCTCTCGGGCGTGTGGGTGAACGGCGGGTCGCCTGATACGATCATGGTGGGCCCGTTCAACAAGTCGGTGTTCTCGGGCTTCGCCGGGATCGCGACCAAGACGTATTTCCAGGAAGCGGCGCGTCCGGCGGCCATCATCGGCTCGGCGGACGTGTACGTCGGGGAGTTCGGCACCTATTCGATCGTCCCGAACCGCTTCCAGCGGGACCGGGATGCGTGGGTGCTGGACTTCGAGTACATCGACATCGTGTACCTCCGTCCGTTCCGGGTGGAGGAGCTGGCCAAGACCGGCGATGCCGAGAAGCGGATGCTGCTCGCGGAGTGGGGGTTGAAGGTAAAGACAGACTTCAGTCAAGGCCTGCTCGCGGACCTGCTCACCTCTTGATGAGTAGGGACACCTTCTAGCGGAGCGGAGCGGGGGCCCAAAGCCCCCCTCCCTCCTGGGGGAGTTCATGCCGAAGACCAAAGCGAATGTCGTCGTCACGCCGGAAGAAGCGCGGCGCATCGAGTGGGAGGAACACGTCGAAGCCGACACGGCGTGGCAGAAAGAACAAGAAGCGCAAGGCAACGGCCCCTGCCCGTATTGCGGGGCGTACAAGGGCTACAACCCGGTCACCGGAGTGCATGTCAGGACCCAGATCGGGCGGGAGTTGATCGAAGGGCACCGGGACTCCTGTCCCAAGAACGTGTCCGCGAAGGGCAAGAAAGCGGGGGGCTAATGGCCTTCGCGGGTGCCATCGTGTTCGGGGTCGCCCTCACGCCATCGGCACGAGCGGCAGCGGTCGGGGTGTCGGAGGAATCCTACGACGTGACGGCGGGCCTCCAGCGCTACGCCACGGGCGCCGGGACCCCGCTCGTCTTGGCGGTGACGGATTTTGTGACCGTGAATCCTCCAGCGGCCTTCGCGACCAATGTCGGCATCGTCGGGGCCAGAGTGGTGAACGCGACCACCGTCGCGATTCAGTGGGGCAACTTCACCGCCGTCGCGAATGTGCCCCCGGCGGGGACGTACGTCTTCAACGTCCAACGGCCCTGATGCCGAAACGTCCCCCAGCCCCCAAGGTGAAGGTCCAAGTGCCGAGGCCGAAGCAGCAGCTCCGGGTCGCCGCGAAAGGCTTTCGTCAGCGGAAGAAAGAGGGCTATTCGTGAGCGACACCACGATGATCCTCGATACTGACCCCCTGACGGGGCGGGTGCGGACCTTTCACACGCTGCCCGATGGGCGGTTCGCCGTGGACAGCGCGGTGGACGTGGAGCCGATCATCGAGCAGAACAAGGACCTCGCGCCGTTGCAGGACGGGAAGTGGAAGGACAACGACAATCTGGTGGCGAGTATCCCGCTGCCGATTTACTTCGGGCTCTTGAAGGAATGGCGCGCGAAGGGGCTCGGGGCATTGGACCGCCAGAAAGCGCTCCATCGGTTCTTGAACGACCCAGACAACAAACTGTTCCGCATCAAGGCGGGCAAACTGTGAGAGTGGGGGTGTGTCTTGTCTCGACCGATCATGTCTGGGCGTGGCGATGACTAAACAAGTGATATGCCAGAACGGACATAGCAATTGGTACACCTATCCCACCAGCGGGCAGCGTACCTGCCGGACGTGTTCCTCTGCCCGCAAGAAAACGTGGCGGGAAAAGTATCCCGAACGCCATATCGCGGCCTGCCGCAAGTGGGAGAAAGACAATCCCGAAGCCGTGACGGCCAATCGCAAGTTCGGATGGCTGGCGCGGGTTTATGGGGTGACGCTCGATCAGTACCACGCCCTATTTGAGAAGCAGGGCGAATGTTGCGCCCTTTGCGGCAACGTCTTGCAGGCGCTTGGCGCTGGAACGCATCTCGATCACGACCACAAAACTGGGAAGGTGCGCGGGCTCCTCTGCTCTGGTTGTAATCAAGGGCTGGGGAGTTTCAGGGACAATGTGCGCGCCCTACGTCGCGCCGCCGATTACGTGGAGAAAGGATGAGAGTCGGTGTCTGCTTGGTCTCGACAGATTTGGTCTTCGCCTGGCACTCGTACGACCTCGCCGGGCTCCTCGCTTACACTGTTGCGGCGCGTCCCGACCTGGACCTCCGGCGGTTTCTGGCAACCGGCTGCTGGCTGCCCGAGTTACGGGAAAAGACGACCGACGCCGCCCTCCGGGCCCAATGCGACTTCCTGCTCTATCTGGACTCGGACATGCGATTTCCGACCGACGCATTGGTTCGGCTCCTCGCGCACGAGCAACCCGTCGTGGCCGCGAACTACACGACCAGACGGCCCCCGTTTCATCCCGTGAGCGTCAAGTCCTTGGGCGACCCGATGACGCGGGTCTATACCGAGGAAGACTCGACCGGGCTTGAGCCTGTCGCGGCGACGGGGATGGGCGTCATGCTCGTCCAAGCCGATCTCCTCCGCACTGTACCAGCTCCCCGCTTCATGATGGGGTATGTCCCCGATGACCGGGCTCACGTGGGTGAAGACCTCTACTTCTGTCAGCAGCTACGGAAGGCCGGGGCGACGATCCTCGTGGATCACGACCTCTCGAAGCAGGTGACCCATATCGGGATGGTGGAGTTTGAGGCGCAACACGCCGTGGCGTCCCGGCAGTCCGTCCAGACGCGGGCGGCGGTCTAATGGCCTTCGTCACCTACGACGATCTCGTGACGAACATCGCCGCGTGGCTGGCAAGGTCAGACTTGGATGCGCGGATTCCCGACTTCATTCGGCTCGCCGAAGCGCGGCTCCAGCGCGAACTCCGCGCCTTCCTGACCCGCACCGGGGCGTTTTCGCTGCCCGTCGCGGCAGGCACGGGGTTAACGAGCGCCATCGCCTCGGTCGGCCTCACCCCCGTCGAGATTCAGTCCTGCGGGTGGAAAGTCGCCGACGCCGCCGATACCTCTGGCCTCGTGACCCCACTCCCACAGGTGTCGCTGGACCAACTCATGGAGTGGCACACCACGAGTCCGGGACCTGGCGCCCCGGAAGCCTACGCCGCAGTCGGGACGAGTTTCAAAGTCTATCCGCTCCCCAACACGCCCAAGGATTCCGCCGGGGTGGACAGCTTCTACACGCTCGTCGTCTCGATGATCGGGCTCAACGCGAGCTTCGGCCTCCCGATTAGCGCGGCGAACTACGCGACCAACCCCGTGTGGCAGGAGCATCCCGACCTGTATCTCTATGGGGCGCTCTGTGAAGCCGCGCCGTATCTCCAGCATGACGAGCGGACGCCGCTTTGGGAAGCGCGGTTTACCAAGATACTCCGAGACATTCGGATACAGGACGAGCGTCTCGCCTTCGGAACGCGGCCACGATTCCAACCCCTATCGAGGGTGTTCTAAGATGCCGAACCTCAATCGGATCGATGTCCGTTGCCTGCCGGGGTTGTTCGCGTGGTATGATGCGAACTACATCAACGGGTTCGGCAACGCCCAACCCGCCGCCGATGCGGCGGTGGCGCAATGGAACGATCTCTCGGGCAACGCGCGGCATCTGGCGCAAGGCACCGGGGCGAACCAGCCCTTGTTCCGGGCCACGGGGGGCCCGAACGGCTTCCCATCGGTGAACTTCGTGGACGCCACGGATACGATGACGATCGCCACCGCTGGAGCGATTGCGAGGCCGATCACCGTGGTGGCCTTGCTCAAGAACACCTTGGCGGATGACGCGGCGTATCACAAAGCGGCGACCTTCAACGCCGCCCGGATTGGGGTGGGTTTGGATTGGGCCACGGCGAACGCCTTCACGCCGTTTGACGATGCCGCCGCGCAAGCCGGAGGGACGGTCGCCGGGGATGTCACCACGTACCACATGGAAAGCTTCGTCGCGGCCCCGCTCAACTCGACCTCGCGGCAATGCGTGGACGGGATACACGCCTTCTCGGCGGGGATCGCTGGCACCAACACCAATTCGGACGTGACGGTAGGTGGCGCGTCGTGGATTGGGCATCTGTGTGAAGTGATGGTCTTCACGCAGGACTTGGGGCCGTCGCAGCTCTGGGCCTTGGAACAAGCGTTGTGTGAAAAATGGGGCATGATTTCCAGTTACGCCTTACAGCGGTAGGAGGGTAGGCGCATCGCCACGACCTTCACCACGAACTACGGGTTCGACAAGCCCGCCATCAGTGACCTGAACTGGGGCGGGATGCGAAACACGAACATGGATGACATCGACGCGGAGTTGGCGAAGCCGCGTCTGATTCAGTCCGCCCTCTCGTGGAGCGCGACGACGACCATCGACTGCTCGCTCGCCCGCGCCTTCACGGGGACGAACACGCAGGTCACAACGATTGCGTTCTCGAACGTC